CAGAAGCAACAGATTTAATGCTTAAAAATAAAGAGAAATTAAATTATTTTGATGATATGGATTCTGGTACACAAGAATTATTACTTAAAGCATTAGATAAAGTAGGTATCAGTGAGGATAAAATGTATGAAGATGGTTGGGAAGAAATAACTGAAGATAATTTCCATAGACAAATGTATTTTGCAATTGGTAGTTTAGAAAAATATAGTGATCCTGATAAGCGTTCAGCATTAGATACTCCTAATTACAGAATATTATATCAATATGCAGGACCACAAGATAGTAAAAACCGAGAATTTTGTAGTAAATTAATTGGTTTAACAAAAACTAGAAAATTATTATTTAGAGTAGAAGACATTAATAACATGTCCCTACAAGGTGCTAATAATGAATTTAGTACATACGATATTTTTAGATATAAAGGTTCCTATAATTGTAGACACTCTTGGGTACAAAAATTCTATAGAGAAAATAAACCAGTAGATGAACAAAAACGTAGTACGACGACAAATACTGGTCCTAAACAAGTTACTGGAGGACCAAGAACACAAGAAGCATCTCAAACAAATCCTAAATCCAGAACAAAAGAAGAAGTATTGGCAGGAACACCAGCTGGCGAGTTTGAGTTTAGTGCTGTTAAGGACAAAATGCTATTAGCAGGACCATTAATGGTTGCTGATAAACTAATACCAAGAATAGATGAAAATGGAGATAAATACTATGTATTTTTTGATGAAGAAGGTATACAAAAATTATCTTATAAATTAATGAAAACTAAATTATTAGATAGTATTAATATTGAACATGATCCAGATAGAAAAGTAAGTGATATCTCATTAGTAGAATCATGGTTAGTCGCAGATTCAAATAAAGATAAATCAAGTATATACGGATATAATTTACCTGTAGGTAGTTGGTTTGGCGTTTACAAAGTAAACAATAAAAGAATTTGGGATGATTATATAAAAACAGGTCAAGTTAAAGGTTTTAGTGTAGAAGGATTATTTAACGATAAAATAATAATGCAAAATGCCATTACCTAGCCCCAACAAAGACGAGAGAGCATCTTCGTTTATACAACGTTGTGTACGAGATTCAATTACAATAAGCGAATTTCCGGATATAAAGCAAAGGGTTGCAATATGTCAACAACAATACAATAATAAATGAAAGAACTAGCTACAGTAAACACAGTAAATTTAACAGCATTCTTAGGAGGATTTGCAATACATAGTGTAGAGCCTACCCTTACTATTTTAGCATTGATATCAGCAATAACTTATAACGTTGTTAAAATCATCAAAGAAACTAAGAAGTAACATTCTTATGTCTTACGTTGATACGAGGTTGATACTTCATTATATACGTTTTTTCTAGCTGTTTACCCGCATCCCTATTATCAGCGAATTCTAATATTTCAAATGTTAGTTTATCTCTGTCTAATCTACCATCTGCTATTGCTTGCGATACAGATGAATTATTAATTACACCACCAAATTTATTTACTGATAAGTGACATGCTCTACGTTTATAGGGTACTTTAGAATATCCAATATAAACTATCTCATCATCTTCTTTAATACAGTATACAGCAGGAGGTATTGAATTATTTAGTATAGTATTTAATTCATGTTGATGTTCTTGATTTTCAACATTATATTTTTTATAATAATCTTTTCTACGTTGTGTATTTACTACATTCCACTCGCGTCTTTTAGCTTTATATTTTCTATAGTATTCAAAATTATATTTTTTTCTTTCTTCTTTATTCATTGTAATTGTTTTTGTTTTATATTCCGCCCAATTTTTGAGCGATCATAAATATTGGGAAGAAAGGAAAACCGCAAGGAATTTTGAGGGACTAACCTATATCGTATTTATATGTAGAATTATTCTACGAATAATTAAATTTTAATCTTTAAAAAAATAAGAAAATCATGACTAAAGATGAACTTAGAGAACTAGCTAAACAAACATTTGGCCTAGTTGAACCTCAAAATTCTGAAGTAGTTCAAGAAAATTTTGCTACCGCTACACTAGAAGACGGAACAAAAATTACTAATGACAAAGGCAGCGAGTTTGCTGTTGGAGACAAAGTATTTGTTGAAGTCGATGGTGAAAAAAAGCCAGCACCTGAAGGAGATCACATTACCAAATCTGGTATGTCAATTACTTTAGATGCTGAAAGCATGATCACTGGAATGAAAAGACCAGATGAGGCAGGCGAAGGAAGTGAAGGATTAGCTGAGGAAGAAGAAGATATGAAATCAGTAACCGAAGAAATGGCTGCTGAAGAAGTAAAATCTGAAGACAAAGTTGAAGAAACTACTGAAAAATTTGAAGAAAAAGTAATCGAGGAAGAAATTAATATGGCTTCTCTTGAGGACATCATCGAGGTAATCGGTGAAGTGGTAGAAGAAAAGATGAAAAAAATGGATGAGAGAATGAAAAACATCGAAGAAAAGATGTCATCATTCGCATCTGCACCAGCTGAAGAATCAGTTGTAGCATCTAACTTTTCAAAAGCAAAATCTAACAACGACGAAAAACCACTTAATGATAAAAGATATTTCGCTATGTTAGAAAAATTAAATACAATAACCAAAAAATAATTTAAATTATGAGCTTAAATGTATCAGCGTTAAATGACTTTAACAACGAAACTGCTGGAAGAATTGTGCTTGACACAGTATATAAAGGTAACACTACCGAATATGTACAGGTGCAGGAAGGAATTAAATTTCAAGAGCCACTAAACTTAGTATCTGTAGATCCATATTTCCAAGGTGGAAACAGTGTTACTAATGCTTCAGGATCAGCAGTATTTACACAAAGAAACATAACAGTTACTAAGAGAACTGCTTATGATTCATGGAATCTACAAGATTTAACACACAAATACTTAGGTATTACTGCGTTACCTCCAGGTTCTTATGAAGAAACAATGACTATTCTAAACGATCTAACAACTGAGTTAGTTCAAAAAGCACAACAATCAAATGATGACTTTATCTGGAACGCAAGTTCAGGATCTCAGTTTGCAGGTTCAACTGTAACTCCATTTAACGATGGATTCAAAACGATTTGTAGTGGTTCAACTACAGGAGTTAATGTAGCAACAGGTATTGGTGCAAACGTAATTACAGGATCAACTGCTTACGACCAAATTACTACAATGCTAGAATCAGTAGACGTAAATGTCTTAGATGATTCATCATTAACTGTATGGTGTGGAACATCTGTTTTCCAAAGAATAGTAAACGGATTAACAACTCAAAACTTATTCCACTTTGATCCTACAACTGTATCTCAAAGAGGTGGTTTCTATGAAGTGCCACTACCAGGATATCCAAATATTAAAATATTAGGAACATACGGATTAAGATCAAGTGAAAGAGTAATTATAGGACCATCAACAGATATGTTTGTAGGAACTGATTTAGTATCAGATACAACAAATTATCAATTATGGTATGATATAAATTCAGATACTCTGAAATATAGATTAAGAAACAAGTTAGGAACACAAATAGGCCACCCGGAATATTTTGTATCTAACGACCAAGCATAAGTTTAACAATTAATACCAGATAAAAATTATGGCATGTGAAATAACAGCAGGATTTACGCTCGACTGTAGAGATAACGCAGGAGGAGTAAAAAACATTTATATTCTATCTGGTTCAATTGTCGGAACCACTGGTGCAACTAATGGTTTGTTAACAGCTATTTCAGGTTCAGGAGAATTCTTCAAATTTGAATTGACAAAACAAACAGGTGATTTTACAGAAACTATTACTCCAAGTGAGGCAAATGGTACTGTATTTTATGACCAAGCAATTAATGCACCATTCCACAAGATGCAGTCATCTACAAGAAATCAAGTTAAAGTTTTAGCGCAAAACCCAGACTTAAAAATAATTGTAGAAACAAATAACGGAATTGAAGATTCAGTAGGGAAATTTTTCCTAGCTGGTCAATTTAACGGTATGACAATGACTGGTGGTTCAGGAGCAACTGGAACAGCTTTTGGTGATATGAATGGCTACTCTTTAACATTCGGTGGACAGGAACCTTTTCCTGCTAGCGAAGTTTCAGGTAGTGATCTAAGCGCAGTTATGACAGGTATATCTGTTTCATAACTAATTTTGATATAAGGGTTGTTTTTAGGGACAACCCTTTTATTAAATAAATTAAAATAAAAGAATGATACAACTACAATACGGGACAACTAGTAGCTTAGAGAATGTTGCATTTTGGTCTAACCAGTATTTCACTGGTAGTACCTTATTATTCTCATTAACATCCTCATTTGCAGGACCTGAAAGCAGTCCAACAGTATATGTAGTACAAAATAATACAAATTTAACCGAAAATAATGGTTGGATTTTATTTAATGTTAGTGGATCAGATGTACCACCCAACAGTGGACACTATACTGCTAATATTTATAACAGAGTAACAGGTAGTGCAGTTGTTTGGGAGACAGCAACTGATATATGGAATACTATTCAGCAACAATGGGATGAGTATTCAGCTGCCGAATCAGCAGGTGGTTTATTAGCTACCGAGAGAGTTTTTGTCACAGGAAGTGACTGGGATGAACAATACAAATATCAAAATAACGAGTTAGCATTTTATAACGTTTACAATGGCTAAATTAAATTTTACAAGTATAAAAAGGGATTCATACAAGCTAAAAGCTAGTAATGAAAAAAAAGATAAACAATTCATCAAATATGGTGAGGATAATCAATTCCCAGATTATCTAATTTCTCTATTTAATCATTCATCAACACACGCAGCGTGTGTAAATGCAGTAGTAGAAGCAGTAAGAGGTGAAGGATTAGTAACTGAAAATGAAGCAATACTAGATAGAGCAAATCGCATGGGAGAATCATGGAATGATTTATATAGCAAAATTGCTTTAGATTATAAATTATTCGGTGGTTTTGCTTTAGAAGTTATATGGTCAAGAGATAAAACTACAATAGCAGAAGTTTATCATATTGATTTTTCATATATAAGAGCAAAAAAGAAAGATAATAGGGGCAATTGTCCAGGTTATTTTATATCAAATGATTGGAAAAAGAACTACAATTATAGTAATAAAGTCAATTTAAACGATGTACCTTACTTACCGATATTCGATCCCAGAAATAAGATGTATGAAGGTAG